CCGCAAGGCCCGGGAAGACGCAGGCGTCGAGCTTGGCCTAATGCCGGACCCCGGCTCCCAGCGCACCATCCCGGCCCCCAGCGCACCACCGACGCCAGAAGCTGCAGCAGCGGCCCTGCAACAGGCCCAAGCCGAGCTGGTTGTAGCGACACAACGACTGCAGTCCGAGGCCGCCAAGGAGGTGGTGACTGCGCCTGAGGTTGCAGCGGTGCCCCAGGGCCAGCTGCCAGGCATGAACCAGCCGGCCTACGAGCAGGTTGCCACTATCCCGACTGGTGACGCTGCTGTTGCACCAAAGGTTTTCCAGTACAAAGCAGAGGGCCAGACGGCCACCGGCCGCAGTGGATCGCTTGCTGAGGAGAACGTCTACGACCCCCGGTACGCAGGCGTCATCAGCGTTTGGCGGGACAAGCTGGGCGAGCTTGGGCCTGTCAATCAGATCTACGTCGCAAACGGCCACAACCGGCATGAGCTTGCTGTACGCAGTGGGTTCCCGATGATCAATGTGCAGTTCATCGAGGCCGCGACAGCCGCAGAAGCCCGCGTCGTTGCAGCACTGCAGAACATCAAGGATGACAGGGGCACCGCTGTTGATGCCGGCAAGCTTCTCCGGGACACCGGCATGTCCATCGAGGACCTGCGCCTTCAGAACGTCAACCTGAACGGGAAGCTGGCCAGCGAAGGTGTGGCCCTCAGTCGCTTGCCTCAGTGGTTGTTTGACAAAGCCGCTACCGGCAGCCTGCCCACCCCCAAGGCCGTGGCTTTGGGCTCTGCCGAAGGGGTTGACGACGCAATCATCAGCGACGTCGCCAAGCAAGCAATCGCTGGCAAGTGGTCGGCCGAGAAGATTGTCCAGGCCATGCAGGAGGCCAAGTTCGCCAGCACCAGCACCGGAGGCGGTGACGCAGGTCCTGTGTTGCCTGGGTTTGAGGAGATGCTCAAGACCAGCAACGTTGTGGCCTTGATCGACATCAGGACCGCTGCGTTCAACAAGCTTTCGGGGGAGATGCGGGCCCTGACCGCTGCATCCCAGGCCAAGAACACCAGTTACCTGGAGGCCGCCGGTAACACCATCAACGTCGAAGGCAGCCAAGCCGCTCGCAAGATGGCGGCTGAAGCCGTCGCTGTATTCAACAGGGTCACCGCGTACGAAGGTCCGGTCCGCAACATCTTGAATGAGCTGGCTGGCCAGCTGCCAGAAGGGGCAGGCCGCTCCAAGGCCGCGGCGAACCTGGTGCAGTTCAATCTCCAGCGGTTGAGGGACGCGATCTCTGAGGAGATGAATGGGCCGCGGTTGCTTCAGGACGAAGCTGTGGCCAAGCAGATCCAGGAGCCACCGGCCCCAACTGCCGCAGCTGAACCTGCCGCCACAACCTTTGCCGACCCCCTAGAGGCTGAGAACCTGGCTGATGCCCGCCAGTTCCTGGGGCTCCCTGCGACCGCCAACGTGGCCCAGGTCGCACGGGTGGCCAAGCAGGAGGGCTACGACGGCATCGTGTTCACCGGGGACTTCGGTCTGCCCGGTGGCAAACGGGAGATCGACCTCGGGGCCCTGCCTGAAGTCAAGGCCCCTGAGAACGCTGGGAACCCGGTGCCGATTCAGGCCAAGCCAGCCGACGTGGCGCCAGCTACTGCCATCGAGCCACCCACCGTTTCGGATGAAGCGGTCAAAGCCCTGGAGAAGGCATATCCGTACAGGCCGTATCGCGGCCAGGGGGCAGTAGACATTGCGCAAGAAAGGCTCAACCGTGTCCAGGCTTTACTGGAAAGCACAAGGTTTGAACTTGAAGCGCTGAGGGCCAGCAAGCCCGAGCCGGGCGCAACTGGTGCCGTGGCGCGAAAAGCCCAGCTCGACTGGCAGCGCAATTTCGCCAAGTTTACTGAGCAAGAAGCGGCAGTCGTCCAAGACCTCGCAACGGCTCAGGCGGTGGTGGATCAGTTCATGAACGCCCCCACCGGTGCCATCACCCCTGGCTTCACGGCCAAGGACCGGGCCGCAGCCAAGGCCGGTGGCACCCAGGACGAGAACGAAGCCATCTCCACGGCCCTGGAGCGCCAAGCGTTGGCTGAGGAGGCTGGCGACACCGAGCTGGCTGGCGAGTTGGGCACCTGGCTCAGTCGTCGGGGCGTGGCGGTCCAGCCCATGGGCAATGCTGCGGCTGCTGCGATCGAGCCCCCGACGCTGACCCTGCCCCGTGAACTGGCAGGTCTCAAGCCCCGTTACAGCTACGGCCAGAAGCGGTTTGAGTTGACCTTTGAGACCGACCTGGACCGCGTCGCCTACACCTTGGCTGGTGACGCCACCGGCAAGCCATCGAAGTCTCACCAGAAGTACCGGGATTGGCTGGAGTCCAACGGCCTGGACCCAGCTGAAGTTGCTTCGTACGGGGCCCGCGTCGTCAAGCCCAGCATCAAGGAGATGGCGGCCACCGCGGAGCCCGGCACCCTTCAGGTCCGGAACCAAGGCTTTGGTGGCGCTGACTTTGCGGCTGAGCTGCCCAATTTTGAGGGCTGGCGCAGCGTCGAGACCGGCGTCGGTGGCACCGTTGGCGAGGGGTACACAGGACAAACCCGCATCGGCGGCGACCAAGAAAGCTACTTGGCCCTGATTGCAGCTGAGATCTGTGGCCCGATTGACTTGCGACTTGTTGATCGCATTGAAGCCGTTTACGGAGTTAATCAAGCCAAGGCTTACGGAGACATAAGTCTTGTTGGGCGCAAGTCTCAACCCCTTGGCCAGTTGAGCTATCCCAAGTACAGGGGAGAAATGGCTGACGACGTCATGTGGATTGCAATGACGTCGTACGGAAGGCCGTTGGGCTGGGCCGAGAGGATCGCAACGACGTACCACGAAGCGTTTCACAGGCTTCAGCGTTGGTTTTTGACCGACGGCGAGTACAAGGTGATGGCTGGTGCCGAGAAACAAATCAGGGAATTGGCGGCCAAGTCCAAGCCATCTCTTGGCGACGAGTATCTCGACGGAACAATTAGCTTAAAAGAATCGCAGGCAGAGGCGTTCTCTGGCTACATGCGGGGCCTGGGTCCAGCCCCCGCCGAAGGATTCGCAAAAATCAAAAAGTTTGTTGACCGGGCCATCAGCTATTTGCAGACCGGTGAGTTCAAGACCTGGGACGACGTGTTTGAAAAAGCCAAACTGGGTGAAGTCAAGAGCCGTGGTCCGCTGACAAATGAGCAGATCCTTGCTCGTCGTCGAGCCCGCAACAGGGCAGCACTAGAAGCGGGCATGTCCTCCAGGGAAATTGCTGAGCTTGGCGACATGGAAGTCCAGTTCTCCGCCGATCCCCCGGACCCCGCTGAGTTCGCCCGGCGCATTGACCAGAACCTGCAGGCCCTGGAGTCCGGGGACCTGACCCCTGAGGAAATTGCCCAGATGGGCGCCAGCGACGTGCGTCGGATCACCAGCCGCTCGGGCAACACCCAGTACGTGCCGAACGCGCCAGACACCCTAATTGCCAGCAACAAGGCCCTAGGCGAAATGCTGACCAGCAGGGCCCAGCAGACCGGCATCGAGAGTTACAGCCAACCAGCGGTCGTCAAGGCCGCCATGGACCAGCTGGACGCCGATGGGTGGGCCGTTGAGTCAACAGTGACCCGGCTTGAGGCCGCCCGCCGCGGTGACCCCAAGTCTCAACAGGACCTGGTGGCTCTCGCTGCCAACCTGATCCACCGGGACCACATCGCCGCCCAAAACGGCATGACCGCGATTGAGTGGCAGTCCGCCGTCGACGAGGCTGATCGTGCTGCGTCGATGCAACGGTTGTGGTCTGGCCTTGAGGACCAGCACCGCCTCGACACCGCTTTGATGACGGCCACCCGCAAGGACGGCCAGCGGTTGAGCGTGATGCAGATCAAGTACGACTTCGACCCGACGCACAGGCAGGTGCCAGCCGGGACCCCCCTGTACCACGGCACGACGGAAGCCAATGCCCAGTCGATCATCGACAACGGGTTCCAAGCTTCTGGCCCCAACAGCAATTTGCTGGGCAGCGGTGTGTATTTCGCCAATGACCCGCGTTACGCAGGGGCTTACGGCGAGGCCGCTGCAGCTGGCGACCTGCCCAGCGACGTGCGGATCCTTGACTTGGTGGCGATGGACAAGCGCATTGCCGACCTGGTGCAGGAACTGAACCTCGGCCCCCTTGAGCGGTTTGAGGAGAACCTGTACATGACTGGAGCCCAGAAGGCCGCAGTCCGCGATTGGGCCGTGGGCCAGGGCTACTCCGGCATCCGGTTCAACCCGGACTTTGAGCTGGGCGAAGGTGCCCCAGAGACCGTCATCTTCGACACCAACGTCGCCAACCGCATCGTCGGGTCCAAGGCGGCTGTGGAACCCGAGATGCCAGCAACAGCTGAGTCGATGGGCACCGACATCGAGGGCGAGATCGCCAACCCCCTGAACACGATCCTGGGCAAGATCGACCCCGACATCAGGTCCGACATCGAGCAAGGGGTCATGAGCCCCGAAGCCACCGAGATGACCGAGGTCGCTGCCCAGGTCGCTATCTCCAGCCGCGGCAATCCTGGGATGCGAGCCAAGCTCAACAGCATCGTGAGCAAGGTCGACGTCGGCCGGCTGAATCAAGAGATGTTCCTGCAGGCGTACCGGGCTGCGCTGCTGTGGTCACCCAAGACCTGGACCAAGATGCTCGTCGGCTCTGCGTACCGGGCCGTCACGATGCCCATCAACCAGGCCATCGCTGAGACCGGAACAGCTGGCATCGCCGCCCTCAAAGGCGACAACAAGGCCGCGTACCGGGCCATGCGCCAGGCCGGCTTGAACATGGGCATGTACGGCAAGTACGTGTCCAACTGGTCCAACGCTTTCCGCTTGGTCGGGGAATCGTTCCGCACTGGCGAGAGCTTCGGCAACCTGGGTGCCTCGTCGATGGACTTGGCCCAACGGAACCTGGGACAAGGCGACGGTCAGACGTCGCTCTTTGGCGAGACCCGTGACCCGGCCAACACATTGGAGAACCCGTGGTGGATTGATCCTGAGAACATGAACATCCCGGCCCAGTTTGCCCACAAGGCCTGGAAGCTCCTGAGCGTCTCTGGTCGGGTCTCGGGTTCGCTGGACACGTTCTTCTCGTCACTCATCGGCCCCAGCGCCGAATGGAGCCGGATCATGGGCCTGGAGCTTGAGAAAGCCGAAGGTCGTGGACTGACTGGTGACGCGGCTTGGATCGAGGCCAGCAAGATCACCGACGAACGCATTGAGAACCAGTGGGTCAACGTGCTCCTGAACGACAAAACTATTGAGAACGGTGCGTTCACCGGGATCCATGCCAAGGCGGCGATGGACTGGATCAACTTCACGGACTCCCTGGACGTCCAGTTCCAACCCAAGAGCTACGAGTACGGCATTGCCAAGGCCAAGGAAGAGGGCATCACTGACACCGCTGAGATCAACAGGCGGGCCCTGGCCTGGATGCAAGAGGAGCCGCCCATCTGGGCGCAGCGGGGCATGGCCGTCGGTCAAGCCGTTGGCTGGATGCCCAAGGCGTTCAAAGACGCAATCAACCACACGCCAGCGCTGGGCATCTTGAATCCGTTCCCCACCAGCCCGGCCAACATCACTAAGGCCGCCATGCGGGCCACGGGTGTCGGCGCTCCGTTCGTCGACTCCTTTTACCGGGATGTCTTCAGCGAAGACCGCAACACCAGGGCTCGGGCCATTGGCGAAATTGCCACCGCGTACATGACGCTCGTCGGTGGGGTCATGTTGGCCACCAGCGGCTTCGTTGAACTCAGTGGACCTGGGTCGTACAACCCGCAAACCAGGGCCAAGATGCAACGTCTTGGCTCCCAGCCATACTCCATCCGGTTCAAGAACCCGGCCACTGGTGACACGACACGGTGGTGGGACCTGCAAGCCCTGGACACGGTCAGCAACGTGTTCTCGTTGATCGGCCTGCAGATGAACCTGAACAACAGCTTGCCAAAGGAGGACCGGGAGATCCTGGCGTCCAACTTCGTCCTGTCCATTGCTGAGACAGCCCGCCAGGTCGGCTTTGCCCAATTCACCAAGGACATGTACAAGTCCATGGGCGAGATTTTCAATTTGGTCTCCGAACTGCAAGACAAGAGCTTTGTGCCGACCGAGGGCCAGGTCGATCCGTTCTCTGGCTACGTCCAACGACGTCTCGCTGGGTTCATGCCGGCCATTTTCAACAACACACGCAAAGGCACGGATGGGTACCAGCGGGCCATCGAGAAATCCGAGTTGCCGCAGCCGTTTGCCTTTGCCCATGAGCTGGCGCAGCGGTTTGCAAGCAGGATCCCAGGCTTGTCGGATCAACTGCCACCGATCCTGCACCCCCTCACCGGTGAGCCAATCGCCATCGAGCAGGCCTGGGGCGTCAACTACTTGCCACAGGACCAGCCGTGGCTCAAAGGTGCCGTCAACGCCATGAGCCCCTTGGCCTTCACCCCCACCAAGGAGGGCTCCAAGGACCCGGTCGACATCGAGCTGGGTCGGTTGTCTGGTCGCGGCACCGCTTTTCAGATCTGGGGACCCAACGAGCTGGGCTTGCCAAACTTCCGCATGAACCAGACCCAGCTGAACAAGCTGGCCGTGATCACCAGCCAGTTCATCCCACCGGGTCGTGGATCGACGTTGCACGAAGGCTTGAGCGCCATGGTGGCCCCTGGTTCCAGCTATTGGCAGCTGCCGCCCCCGGAGGCCAGCAAAGCCACCCAGAGCGCCCGCGCCATCCGCATCAACAAGGAGATCAACTACTACAAGCCTTTCATCAAAGCTGAGTTCTTGGCATCGGAACCAAACCTTGCGAGGATGATCGAAGAAAACAAGGCCTCCCAAGCCCAGGCCACCTTTGATGCCGCCTACGGCATGCAGTCGTCCTGGTCCCCAACCCCCCGCTAACGACCGATGCCTTACTCCTACGCCACGTACACGGGCAACGGGTCGACCACCCAGTTCGCTGTTCCGTTCGGCTATATCCGCCGGGAACACGTGCTCGCAACAGTGGCCACTGTTTCCGCCACGTTCACGTGGGTCAACGACAGCTTGATCCAGATGACCACGACCCCCGCCAACGGGGCAGCGGTGCGGGTGTACCGGCAGACGCCACTGACGGCACCTCTTGTCGACTTTGCCGATGGGGCGACGCTGGTTGCAGCTGATCTCGACACGAACGCCAGGCAGTCTATTTACACCCAGCAAGAACTCGACGACAGCCTGGTTGGCGTTGCGTTGGGAGCAATCCCAAACGGCAACAAGGGGGACATCACGACGTCAGTTGGGGGGACGGTCTGGACAGTCAACAGTGGTCTTCCGGCCGCCAAGTCAACTTTTACCCAAAGCGGCACTGGTGCAGTTGCAAGGACCGTTGATTCCAAGCTCAAGGATACGGTTAGCGTTAAAGACTTTGGAGCGGTTGGAGACGGTGTGGCTGATGATACGGCTGCTATTCAGGCAGCGCTGACTGCGGCCACGCGAGTCTATTTCCCAGCGGGAACGTACAAAATCACCAGCTTTCTGACACTCAAGAACAACTCTGACGTGTGGGCAGATGGGGATGCCGTTGTCACGATGGCAGTGACCAACACGACCTTCTTTTACGCCACCACAAAGACGGGAATCAAGATCCGTGGCATCAAGATCCAGCAAACAGCCGCTGGCGCCTCAAGTAACGTTGCTGGGATTGAACTCACGGACTGCACCCGCTGCACCGTTGCTGATTGCGAGCTGGTTGGCCTGCAGTGGGCCGGAGTGTGGCTGAACAGATCCAGCTATTGCACGGTCATAAACAACAGATTCACCGCTTCACTGGGAACCGTACAGGATGCTGCTGACATTGCTGTGTACGGGTCCAGCAACTACAACATCATCAGCGACAACTACTGCTACGGAACCAGCAACCATCATGGAGTCTTAGTACAAGACCCTTACGCCGGACTTTTGCCATCCAAGAACATCATTTCTGGCAACAGGATTGGCGAACACAAAGGATACGGTGTTGCCCTTTACATACCAGGATCTGCTGGAACCGGAAATACTTTTAACCAAGTGCTTAACAACTTCATTGAGGACATTCAGGGTTCTGTTTCCACAAACCGCTC